ATGGTGGAGGAGTAAGTGAATCGAAAAGTGGTGATTCTTCTCTGCGTGACTGGTTTGGCAAGAGTAAGTCTAGTGATGGCAAGCCTGGTTGGGTTCAACTGGGTGGGAAATACGCTGGAAAACCTTGCGCCAAGCAACCAGGACAAACCACAAAACCAAAATGTGGTTCCAGTAAAATGAAACGCAACCTCTCTAAAGATGAAGAGCAAGCAGCGTTTCGTAGAAAGAATAAAAAAGATCCAAATCCAAATAGAAAAGGGAAGGCAATTAACGTGAATACTGAAGAATTTACAACACTACCGCTTCAAATTGAAGTCCCAAATAACATCAGAGATTTCAATCTGGGGTTGATGTTCCGTGAAAGTCTCGAAGAAAATAGTGGAATGCTTTTCATTTTTGATGATATTGCAAAGCAGTCATTCCATATGTCAGAAACAAAAATTCCTCTTGATATTGCTTTCATCGGAGAGGATGGAACAATTGAGAGTATCAAACAATTAGAACCACTTGAGGAGAGTCCAGTATCATCTGATGGTGAAGTTCTCTGTGCCCTGGAAGTAAACAGAGGTTGGTTTGAAGATAACGATGTAGAGGTCGGTGATCAAATTGACATCGAAGAAGGTAAGAAAGACGCTTGCTACCATAAAGTAAAGTCTCGCTATTCTGTATGGCCTTCAGCGTATGCCTCTGGTGCCCTTGTGAAGTGTCGTAAGAAAGGTGCTGCTAATTGGGGCAATAGCACAAAGAAGGAAGAGACCGAGTACGAACTCGATGAGAAGTGCTGGAAGGGATATAAAAAGAAAGGTATGAAGACAATGTTTGGAAAGAGATATCCAAACTGCGTCAAGAAAGAAGAGGTTGAACAGATTGATGAGAAGAAAGGATGTGTTCACAACCATGAGGGTGAGGAATGCCCAGTTCATGGTAAAAAATCTTGCCCTGATTTGGTAAAAGAGGCACAAAGGATTCCACAAAGAACTGGTAATATTGTAATGGTCATTCTCTCCTTCAGAGGCAGAATGTATTCTATTCAAATGTTCTTCCCATCTGTGAAGATGCCTAGCAGAGCAGATGTTCAGGATCAAATTGAAAAGGTATATCCTGGTGGTAAAGTCAGAAGTTATCAAGTTTCTGAACACAATCCAGGAGAACCACTACTGTATACTGAAGGTGCTGCGTGGACCAAAAAAGAAGGTAAAAACAAATCTGGAGGATTAAATGAAAAAGGAAGGAAGTCGTATGAGCGTCAAAACCCAGGAAGCAATCTTAAAGCACCTTCAAAGAAAGTTGGGAACCCTCGTAGAAAGAGTTTTTGTGCGAGAATGAGAGGTATGAAGAAGAAGTTGACTTCTGCTAAAACTGCGAGAGATCCAGATAGCAGAATCAATAAGTCCCTCAGAGCTTGGAACTGCTGATTAAATTATGCCTGATAATGTATATCTTGGTAATCCTAATCTAAAGAAGGCAAATACTGCCATAGAATTTACTCAAGACCAAGTTCTTGAGTTTGTTCGGTGTAAGGAGGATCCAGTTTATTTCGCAGAGAGATACGTCAAAATTGTTTCTCTTGATGAAGGTTTGGTTCCGTTCAAACCATATCATTTCCAAAAGAAGTTGATCAACAACTTCCACGAAAACAGATTCAATATCTGTAAGATGCCACGACAGACTGGTAAGTCTACCACTGTCGTATCTTACCTTTTACATTATGCATTGTTTAATGATAGTGTTAATATTGGAATCCTGGCAAACAAAGCATCCACAGCAAGAGAGTTGTTGGGTAGATTAGCAACGGCATATGAGAATTTGCCAAAATGGATGCAGCAGGGTATTTTAGTATGGAACAAAGGTAATATCGAGTTAGAAAATGGTTCCAAAATCTTGGCTGCATCAACTTCTGCCTCAGCTGTTCGAGGAATGTCATTCAATATTTTGTTTTTGGACGAATTTGCATTCGTTCCAAATCATATTGCTGATTCGTTTTTTGCCTCTGTTTATCCTACTATTACTTCTGGTAAAAGCACTAAAGTTATTATTGTCTCGACGCCACACGGAATGAATCATTTCTACCGCATGTGGCATGATGCGGAGAAATCTAAAAATGAATATGTACCAACCGACGTTCATTGGTCAGAGGTTCCTGGTAGAGATGATCTTTGGAAAGAACAAACAATCGCAAACACTTCAGAGCAGCAGTTCAAGATTGAGTTTGAGTGTGAGTTCCTTGGATCTGTTGATACTCTGATTGCCCCAAGTAAATTAAAATCCTTGGTATATGAAACACCAATCACACAGAACGCTGGGTTAGATGTATATCAACCAACAATAAAAGGACATGACTATGTAATGACTGTTGATGTGGCAAGAGGTGTTGGAGCAGATTACTCTGCTTTTGTTGTAATTGATATTACAGAGTTCCCACATAAAATTGTTGCCAAATATAGGAACAATGATATTAAACCAATGTTGTTCCCCAACATCATCTATGATGTAGCAAAGAATTATAACAACGCATTTATCCTATGCGAGGTAAATGATATTGGAGATCAAGTAGCAAGTATTATTCAGTATGATCTAGAATATCAAAACTTACTAATGTGTTCTATGAGAGGTAGAGCAGGTCAGATTGTCGGACAGGGTTTCTCCGGTAAGAAGACACAACTTGGTGTCAAGATGAGTAAGACTGTCAAGAAGGTAGGATCACTCAATCTCAAAGCAATGATTGAGAGTGACAAACTTATATTCAATGATTATGAGATTATATCGGAATTGACTACTTTCATTTCCAAGAGCAACTCTTTTGAAGCAGAAGAAGGATGTAATGATGACTTGGCAATGTGTCTTGTCATCTATGCTTGGTTGGTCCAGATGGACTACTTCAAAGAACTGACTGATCAGGATGTTCGTAAGAGATTATATGAAGAGCAGAAAAATCAAATTGAACAGGATATGGCACCATTCGGTTTTTTGAACAATGGTCTTGATGATGAGACTTTCGTTGATAAGGATGGAGACAGATGGTTTACTGACGAGTATGGAGATAGATCTTTTATGTGGGACTATCTATCATAATGGATTTTGATGGACAGATCAAACTTGGACACCTTCTCTTACAAGATAGGAGGTGTAGAATTTGTGGTGAAACTAAAAACTTGATTGATGGTTTTTATAGAACTAGAAAGAACAGAGGGGCAGTTGCTTCATCATATTCATATGAATGTAAAGAATGTACGATCAAAAGAATTATAGATACTAGAAAGAAACAAACACCATTTTTGGATTGGGACTATCCAGATTGGTAGTTCACGCCATGTTTCCCCACTGAAAGTGCTCATAATTCTAAATAATTTCAGATAAACTGAGATCACGGAGAAACAAAACATGGCGACTCCTCAATTATCTCCTGGCGTATTAACCAGGGAGGTTGACCTAACCGTAGGAAGAGCTGATAATGTCTTAGATAATATTGGTGCTGTTGCAGGACCTTTTGAAATTGGACCCGTCGAAGATCCTATCGACGTTACGACTGAGCAAGAACTTATCGAGTACTTCGGTAAGCCTCTCTCAACCGATGCCCAGTATGAATACTGGATGACCGCATCTTCTTACCTGTCATACGGTGGTATTCTTAAAGTTGTCAGAGTTGATGGTGATTCGCTGGTAAACGCAAACGCTGGTGTATCTGCTCAAAACTCTAGTTCTCTAAAGATCAAGAACTACGACGACTATATTAATAACTACACTGAATCAACAAACTTTACTTACGCTGCTAAGAATCCAGGTCGTTGGGGAAACTCAATGAAGGTTTGCTGGATCGACGACATGGCAGACCAAATCATCGGCATTGGAACTACTAACCCTGCTGCTCAGGGTGCTGTAGTTGGTGGCGGTGTTACTGCTGCTCTCTCTGGAGTAGTTATTGCTGGTCTTGGAACGACTTCAGCGTTCAACGGATACCTGAAGGGTATCATCACTGGTATTAAGACTGACGCTGCTGCCGGAAACAGCACAATCGAAGTTAAACTGGTTTCTCGTGTAGAAACAGTCGGTGGTGGAGCAACTGAAACAAGAGTTAATTACACTGAAGGAACAACCTTCGGATCTATTAAGACAACATCATCACTGAGATATGTAAACAGTGCTGGTGTTAACACTGGTGGGTCTGCATCAGCTGCGGTTACTCCAACAAGTGCGATTGACTGGTATGATCAACAGACCTTAGGTTTGGATAACGCAACCATCTTCTGGAAAGAACTTGCACCTAAACCCACTGCAAACGTATATGTTACTGATAGACAGGGTTATAACGACGCTGCTCACCTTGTAGTTGTTGATGACACCGGAACAATCACTGGTATCAGAGGAAACATCCTTGAAAAGCACATCAGTGTTTCCAAAGCATCTGATGCTGTCTCTAATGTTAATGCACCTCAGAAGATCTTCTACGAGTCATATCTCGCAGACTTCTCCGAGTACATCTACGCAGGAGGCAACCCTTCTAACGCAATTGACACTTATCACGGAACTGCTCCTAGAGCAACTGGATTCACCACTTACTCTGGTGTCAAGTCTACCGCGTTTGTGCCGGTCTCTACTGGAGACGGTCTCTGGAACCAAGCTGCTCAAGGTGTAACTTTTGCATCCATTGGCAACACATCTTACACTCTAACCGGTGGTGAGAACTATTCCTCCAATGGCGGAATGCGTCCTTCTCTTGGAAGTGTGATGACTGGGTACGATCTCTTCTCTAACAGAGAGGAAATCGCAGTTGACTTCTTGATCATGGGTCCTGGTGGATTTGATAATGAGTTTGAATCGCAAGCAAAAGCAAACAAACTGATCTCTATCGCAAATAGCAGAAAGGATTGTGTTGCTACAGTTGGAGCACACAGAGCAAATCTGGTCAACGTAACCAATGATGATACACAGACTAACAATCTGATCAACTTCTTTAGTTCACTGCAGTCTTCTTCTTACGCAGTGTTTGATTCTGGTTACAAGTACATGTATGACAGATTCAATAACAAATTCCGCTATATTCCATGTAATGGTGACATTGCTGGATTGATGGTAAGAACTAACCTTGTTGCTTATCCTTGGTTCTCTCCCGCAGGTCAACAGCGCGGTATTATCAACAACGCTGTCAAACTTGCTTACAACCCCAATAAGGCACAAAGAGACAAACTCTATCCACAGAGAATTAACTCGGTTATTACTCAACCTGGATTAGGAACTCTCCTCTTTGGCGATAAGACCGCTCTGGGTTATGCTTCCGCTTTCGATAGAATCAATGTTCGCCGTCTGTTCCTGACAGTCGAGCAAGCATTGCAGAAGGCAGCAGAGGCACAACTTTTTGAACTCAACGACGAACTGACCAGAGCAAACTTTAGAAACATCGTTGAACCATATCTCCGCGATGTTCAGGCGAAGAGAGGACTCTTCGGATTCCTGGTTGTTTGCGATACGACAAACAACACTCCTGATGTCATTGATAACAATGAGTTCAGGGCAGACATCTTCCTGAAGCCTGCGAAGTCTATTAACTATGTCACACTTACCTTCGTAGCAACGCGGACTGGCGTTGACTTTGAAGAAGTGGTCGGCAGAGTTTGATCTTAGAGCTAAATAACTAAAGGAGGATAGCAACCATGGCAACTTCAAGAGAAAATAAAACTATTTCTCAGTTTAAGTCAGCACTAGTGGGGGGCGGTGCCCGCCCCAATCTATTTGAGGTAGAGTTGACTACATTCCCAACCGCTGCTGCAAACGCAGACTGGGATCCCAATAACTTTAGATTCATGTGTAAGGCAGCTCAGTTGCCTGCTTCGACAATCGCAAACATCGATGTTCCATTTAGGGGTCGTATTTTCAAGGTTGCTGGAGACAGATCTGTTGATACCTGGACTGTAACCGTCATTAACGACGAAAACTTTGCAGTTAGAAACGCATTTGAAGAGTGGATGGAAGGCATCGCTAAGTTGGATAACAACCTTGGTGCCACTGACCCAAGTGCCTACATGGCAAACGCAACTGTTTATCAACTTGGTAGAGGTTCTACTTCTAGCAGTCAGGACAACGGTGGTGAATCAAATTCCGTTCTGAAGGAATATGTTTTTGAAGACATCTTCCCAACAGAAGTTAGCTCTATCGATCTGAGCTACGATTCTTCTGATACAATTGAAGAATTCACCGTTACCTTCCAGGTTCAGACCTTCTCCGTTCGCGGAGCAGGCGGTCCTAACGGTTAATAAATAGTAGAAACTTAGGTTAAATTAAATAATGTCAAAATTGTTTGGGTTCTCGATAGAGGACACAGAACCACTATCTACCGGAGCAGTCTCCCCTATTCCTCAGAATAATGAGGATGGGGTTGACCACTTTGCTAGTAGTGGTTTTTTTGGTTCTTATGTTGACCTTGAAGGTGTTTATCGAACCGAGTTTGAACTGATCAAACGATATCGTGAGATGTCACTACACCCCGAGTGTGATAGTGCTATTGAAGATATTGTAAATGAGGCAATCGTTTCTGATACGAATGATAGTCCTGTTGAGATTGAACTTTCTAATCTGAATGCCAGCGATGGCATTAAGAAAAAAATTAGATCTGAATTTAAATACATTCTTGATCTTCTAGATTTTGATAAGAAATGCCATGAAATTTACAGGAATTGGTATATTGACGGACGCATTTACTATCATAAAGTCGTTGATCTGAAAAACCCTCACGAGGGCATTCAAGAGTTGCGTTATATTGACGCAATGAAGATGCGCCATGTTCGCACACAAAAGAAAGACAAAGCGAAAGAATTAAATAAACTCAATCCATTGAAGAATGATCCAATGGATTATGACTTCCCTCAGATTGAGGAATATTTTCTCTACAATCCCAAACCAAGATATCCCTCTGCTAATCCAATTCAGACGGGAGCAAGTCAAGGTATTAAGATTGCTGCTGATGCAATCACCTACTGTACATCTGGACTGGTAGACAGAAATAAAGGAAATACACTTTCCTATCTACACAAAGCAATTAAATCACTCAATCAACTTCGTATGATTGAGGATTCACTGGTCATCTATCGCTTGTCCAGAGCACCAGAACGCAGAATTTTCTACATTGATGTTGGTAATCTGCCTAAAATGAAGGCAGAACAATACCTTCGTGATGTCATGATGCGCTATCGCAACAAACTTGTGTATAATGCTGACACTGGAGAGATCCGTGATGACAAGAAATACATGGCAATGCTTGAGGATTTCTGGCTTCCTCGCAGAGAAGGAGGACGTGGTACTGAAATTACTACTCTTCCAGGAGGACAAAACCTTGGAGAAATCACGGACATTGAGTATTTTAAGAAAAAGTTATACAGATCACTTAACGTGCCCCCGTCTCGTATGGATGGCGAAGGTGGATTTAATCTCGGTAGGTCCTCCGAAATCCTCAGAGACGAACTGAAGTTTACTAAGTTTGTTGGTCGTTTAAGAAAGAGATTCTCCAACATGTTTAATGACATGCTGAAGACCCAATTGATCCTGAAGAACATCATTACTCCAGAAGATTGGGAGAGAATGAGTGAGCATATTCAGTATGACTTCCTCTATGACAACCACTTCTCTGAACTGAAAGAATCAGAACTCATGAATGAGAGACTGACAATGGTTCAGACTGCAGAACCTTATGTTGGTAAGTATTACTCACAAGATTATGTTCGCCGTAAGATCCTGCGTCAAACGGACATGGAAATCCTTGAACAGGATAAACTGATTGAGGATGAAATTAAAAAAGGTATCATTCCTGATCCAAGTATACCTGTAGATCCTGAAACTGGGCAACCACTTGACCAAGCAAACAGTCAATTGGGAGCAGTTCCTATGGAACCAGAGGCAGATGGATCTGCGACCGAGGCACCAGAGATGCCAAAAGGTGGAGAGATTTGATACATAAATACTCTTATGTTGCATATTAACACCACATATGGATGACCTCTTGGATATGGTCGCTAGTGATGAGTCTCCATCACAAATCAGTGACAAGATTAAAGAATTTCTTTTCTCCAAATCTGCCGAAAGAATTGACGCATATCGCCCCGAAGTAGCATCTGCTGTTTTCGATGGTGAAGATGTTGTTGATCAACTCGATTCTGAAGAAGAAACCGAGGATGAGGTAGAGGAAGAAGAGGGTGAAGAATAAAATAAATAAATAACTAGTAAATGATTGTTCTAGCATAATGTCGGCGTTAAACCCAGTAGGAATTAATTCCGCCTTACCTATTGCCAGTGGAGCTAATAGGCGGGGTGTTGATCAGACTGTACACCAGTCTGAATATTTAAGAGTGGTATCAAAAGGTGCCGGTTGTCATATTGCTATTGGAACTCTTCCAACAGCAGCAACGACTAATTTTTATGTTCATGCGGGTGAAGACGACATTATTAGTATAGGTAAAGTCTCTGCTCAAAGAGTAGTTGGTGTTACCACTGGAACTACAACAATTATTGACTTCCCCGAGGGAACAGGTCAACCGTTTGAAGTTGGTGATGCCGTCACTCTGACCGGTGTTCCATCTTATCTGACCTTTACACATAAGATTGTTGACTCGGTAAATACAACCGCAGGTGTAGGTGGGTTCTTCAATACTAGAATTATTGTTAATCACGATTCTTCTGGTATTCATACCAACTATGTCGCACAAACTCCTGGTCCTGGATATGCAGAACTAAGAGGTTCGTTTATGGTTGCCGCATATGGCGACGGAAGTGGAACCCTTCATTATCAACAAGTTCAAAGAATCTAAGCAGAGTACCATGAAACTTATCAGAGAAGAGATCGAATCAGTAGAATTCATTGTCGAACAAAAGAACGGCAAGAAATCTCTTTATATTGAAGGGGTTTTTCTTCAAGGGAACATTAAGAACCGCAATGGTCGGATGTATCCCATGGAAACTCTCCGCAAGGAAGTTTCTCGTTATAATGAATCGAATGTTCAGTCAGGCAGAGCACTTGGAGAACTTGGACATCCCGATGGTCCTACTGTAAACCTCGACAGAGTTTCCCATAAAATTGTATCACTTAGAGAAAGTGGTTCAAATTTCATCGGTAAAGCAAAGATTTTGAATACCCCAATGGGTAAGATTGCTTCTGCTTTAGTTGAAGATGGAGTAAAACTTGGTGTTTCTTCCAGAGGTATTGGTTCATTAAAGCAGACCCGTGAGGGTGTTAACATTGTCGGTGACGATTTTATGTTGGCAACTGCTGCTGACATCGTTGCTGATCCTTCTGCTCCCGATGCATTTGTTGAGGGAATTATGGAAGGTAAAGACTGGGTATGGGATGGTGGCATCCTTCGTGAAAAGTATGCACAGAAAACATACAGAGAGATCAACACCCTGGTTGATCAAAGCGCATTAGATGAGAAGAAGTTAAATTTATTTAATGATTTTCTTTCTAATCTTTAATTTTATAAATAAATATAGTTTAATAACCGGTAAATCGGAGAGTTCAAATGTCTCGTGGTAAGAAATTACAAGAAATGGAAGTAAAGACACCCCAATCTCGCACCGCTGTTAATGCTAACGCGAAGCCCGCAGATCCAATGCCTAAAATGGCGGATCCCGGAACTCAGTTGGCGGGTGTCGAAGATCTCGGCGGTCCTACGCCAGAAAACTACAAGCCCGATGATGATTCAGCAAAGCTGAAAGAACCCGGTGCGACCCTTAAGCAAGTTAAGGATGTAGTAACCAAGAATGCTGGTAAAGCAGATCCAATGCCTAAAGGTATGAAGGAAGACGAGGAACTCTCCACCGAAGACACCATCGAAGAAGAAGAGACAGTAACCGATGAAGTAGTTTCTGAAGAAGAGACTACTGAGGTTGCTGAGTATGACATCGAAGAAGATGTTAATGCACTTCTCGGTGGCGAAGATCTTTCCGAAGAATTCAGAGAAAAGGCAAAGACCATCTTTGAAGCAGCAATCAATGCTAAGGCTGCCGGTATTAGAGAAGAGTTAGAGCAAGCATATGCTGCTCAACTTTCTGAAGAGATCGAGGAAGCAAAAGTAGGACTCGGTGAGCGTGTTGACTCCTATTTGGAGTATGTCGCTGACGAGTGGTTTACTGAAAATGCCCTCGTTATCGAACAGGCACTTAAGACTGAGATGACTGAATCATTCCTTACTGGAATGAAGAGTCTTTTTGAAGAACATTATGTAGAAATCCCTGAAGACAAATATGATGTCCTTGAGTCTATGGTAGACAAACTTGATGACATGGAGACAAAACTCAACGAGCAGATCGAGAAGAACATTTCCCTTAACAAGCGCCTCGCAGAGTCGGTTGCTGATGGTATCTTTGAGTCAGTTTCTGATGGCCTCGCTGCCACTCAGAAAGAGAAGCTCGCCTCACTTGCCGAAAGTGTAGAGTTTGAAAGTGAAACCGAATATCGTGAAAAACTGGAAACCTTGAAGGAGTCATATTTCTCCGGCAAGGCACCAGTTGCCAAAACTGAAACCCTTTCAGAAGGTGTAGACGAATCCCCTGAGTTTGTTTCAAACACAATGGATCGCTACCTCAGAACCATGGGTTCTTTTGGTAAATAACTGAATTTAACATTAAATCAAACTAAACACTTTATCTGTAAAGCAAATGTTCCAATCCGAGCATCTGCAGGAAAAGTGGGCACCTCTCCTCAACTATGAGGGTCTTGATCCAATCAAAGATTCCCATCGTAAGGCGGTAACCGCTGTCCTGTTAGAAAACCAAGAAAAATTCCTTCGTGAGCAATCCTCCTTCGAGCAAGGTGGAATGCTGACTGAGCAACCAACCAATTCTGTTGGTGCAGACGGATTCCAGGGTGGATCC